GCCTACACCAATAACCCCCGCTTCTTTCATTGCTAAGGTAACGAAGTCTCTAGCTGTAGCCATTTACCAATTAGCCTTAGGTGCAGTATCAGCAGGAGCTTCTACAGCAGGAACGGAAGCAGGATTGCGTAATGCCTTTTCTTCTTCCTCATTGTGGGCAAGCTGACCGTTTACCCACATTGGATACTTAGTATGACCAAATTCATTCAAAATATTAGGGTCTTTACCAAATCCGGGGTGAGGATTAGAGACAGTGTATTCCTGAAATACTTTAGGGCGGCTATCGCCAATGCGATCAACAAACGGGATATCTAAATCTTTAGGTTCGGGGAAGGCTGTTAGAGACATTTTTTAATTTTCCTATTGTTAATAGTAGAAGGGGCTGGCTCATCACCAGCCCCTAATCATTTGTTAGATACGATCCGCAATGACACAAAGCCATTCCGGCCGAATGTACTTGAACCCAAAGAGCACATCCAAGCGGGTAGCTAACTGATCCGTCTGTGGCAAATAATCAGTTAACATACGCATAGACACACCGTCATAGGTAGTGCGTGCTGCTTCCTCAACGGCCTTCTTGGGCATAACCAAGTCGGCAGTAGCCATCGTGACCGCCTTCTGAGTGTAGGCAAGAGACTTGCGATACACAGAAGAAGCAGGGGTAACAAGAGCAACAACAGCACCATTGAGCGGGAGAGCATCAACAGTCTGGTACTGCTGATCTGCACCACCAACCAAACCACCAACCGGGCCAATAAGGCCGGGATAAATGGGCAGTACGGTAGCAGTAGTAGCAACGTCAGCGGTAATAACAAACTGACGCAGAGTACCAAGAGACTGCTTAGTTACGCGATTAACAGCATTCACAGCAGCGATAGTAATGATATCGCCCTTTTTGAAAGTGCCGGTAATCGCGTTAACAGTTAAGTTACCACCACTGGTAGAGGTAGACTGACCACCACCAGCAACAGTACCACCAGCAGAGAACGTGCCAGTAGTATGCTTAATAACAGTCTGATCCCTAAAGAATCGATCAAATCCTAAACCGGACTTCATCATACCACTGCGGAACTGAGCAGAGACTTCAGTAACAGGGTTGAGAAGGCCAGCAAGCGAACCAACAGTACGAGCATCCGTGGTAGGATCATTAACGCAACGCCGATCCATCATGTTCGCGCCCTGATCATCCAACACAGCATTAGCGCCGGTAAATTGATCCATAGTCGGGGAAATGATGTTGTTAGAGCCGTCAACGTTTGCCACAAGGTTACAAACACCACCCTCAGCACCGTTCATAATGGTCTGTGCAACTTTACCGCAGAGAGCATTAACCATAGGAGCCATGACCAATTCCGAATAACGATCAATGCTCATAGTACGTTCGGCAGTGGTGTAAGGAGTTGCAACATTCTTCTGACTGGAAACAGTTAAAGTAGTAAACTGCTGCGTATTGTCCTGCAATTGCATTGCCGGACCATCAGTAACAACAAAGTCAGAAGGCAGGCGAATGCGCAAAGTATCGCCAATCTTAGCGCCGTCTACTGCAAACTGCCCGTCATACTGAGTATCCATGTTCATAATGAACAGGTTACTGTTTTTAAACAACATGACTGCTTCAGCAGTGATCATGTCAATAGTTAGATATGTGTTAGCCATTTATAATATGTCCTAATTAATGGGTTGATCTGATGGAAATTTGCTGTTGCTAGTGACAGCAATTTAACTAGCCATCAGGGCCATTAACCGGACCAAGGCGGGGAAGGCAAAAGCAGGGTTTGAGCCAAACCAAGAAACGCTTATGCCCACACTCATAACTAAGTGTGGGCATTCGTCAAGCGGGATTTTTAAAAATTATAGTTTAAGCTACATTAGGCTGAGGCACTAACCTAGCGTCTCTCTGCTGTTGCTCACGCTTTAAAATTAGAGCTTCTGCTTCTTGCGCTCTATTTCTAAAAACTAAGCATTGTTCTTTTAGTACCTCATTTTCCTTTTGCAACTCAGCTATGATTTTAGTGAGTTGATTGATAATATTAATTTTGCTGTATATCAGCTTAATGGTGCTAAACATTAATTATACCCCTGAGCCTTACGCTTATCTGCTATCTGCTTCATTCGTTTAGCGACATAATTATCCATGTTCTTAGTGTCAGCTTCAGTGATAGTGCTAGAAACCTGCCTGTTTCCCTTAACTGGCGTACCCGGGTCAGGGACTTTAGAAATTTGCTTTTTAGGAGGCTTTTTGGCTGCTTCCAATTTAGTTGAAATTTCCACAATTGTTCTAGTCATCTTAGCAGGCTTCATAGCCCAAATTTCTTCAGCTAATTCATCATCATTAGCAATGTGGGCAAGTACTTCTCCACCATTGTCTAAGTCTGATAGAATGCCAATCATGAATGACGGGATAAGCCCAACATCTTCAGCAATATCATTAATCTTCTGATCAAAATCCTTATCTGCTTTTACAGCAGCCTTCATTAAGATATCACAATCTTTATTAAATTTAGTTTGTAAATCAGCAAGCTCTTTCTCTTGAGCTTTCTTAACTGCTAATGCTTCAGCCTTACTTTCAATTTCCTCAGCAGTTAGCTTTTGATCAGGGTTAGCGTCTAACTGAGCCTTGAGCCTTGCAATTTCATTCTCAGCTGTTTTTTGAGCAGCAACAGCGCGATCAATACGGCGTTGCATACGGTCTTGTTTACGAGTAGCTTTAGCTTCAATCTTTTCCTTGGCTTCTCGTTCTGCCTTTTGCTCATCAGTTTCTTCTTCAGGAGGGTCTACTTCTCCATCTTCCTCGCTTTCTTCTTCATCCCCATCTTCATCATCTTCTTCATCCTCTTCTTTTTCTACCTCTTTCTCACCTTCATTTTCATCCTTAGTAACATTACCCTTAGCCAACTCCTCACGCAACTTAGCCTTAGGATCAGCACCATCATCATTGTTACCATCATACAAAGCGTATGACAGGAGGGAGCCACCATTCATTAGATGTTTAAACATTTTGATTTACCTTGTTGTGATATTCTTTACAAAATTCTTTATATTTTTCTGGAGCATTTTTACTATAATGAAACATCATTTGAGCAAATTGACTTTGAATACTATCAAAATATTCTTGCGTTAATTCTACCATTTCATCCTTATAGCCATCATATCTCTTAAGCATTTTGCTTCTTTCTGATTTCTTCTACGATTGCATTTTTAATTTCTAAATATTTAGGATTTGGTTCTGGTAAAATTAATTTTTTATTAGGGTCATTAAATTTTTTATGCTTGCCAGCAGCTTCCCGCTTAGCCTCAGCATCCTCAATGTGTTTTAAAAATTGACCGAGTTCCCACAAACTATAGAGTGAGATTGGCTTGCCACCATATGAAATATAGTCGGTCATTTTAATTTCCATACAGGCCCATAATCAACTGCTACTTGTCTAACTTCTTCCTCGCTACCCACAAATATAGGAGGCTGAGTTTGACCGCTAAAGCAGCTAATAAATACTAACCCTCCTGTTTCAATTTCTTCTTCTAAAGCTTCAGAAGACAATTGCCACCTTGACACACAAACAACTCCATTGGAAAATATAGATAAATTTTGAACTTGTTCCGCTGTAACTCCTTCTGGAGATTTTAAAATTTTATTAGTTCCATGCCAATGTACAGGGTAGGACATTAGCAAATTTTCTTTAATGCGTTCATTTGCTCTTTAGCTAAAGCCTTAACGTCTTTCATGAGCCCCTTGTCAGCTTGCAGCTTCTCATATTCTTTAATAGTGCGCAAGGCATCCTCAGCGCGATATTTGCGTTCCCGCGCTTCATAAGACTTACTCTCAGTAGCCTCATGAGGAGCATCACTAACAATCCTAACAGGAATTGCTTTCTTAGACGCCTTAAGCTTTTCAACAGGGAGCTTTGATTTTGCCATCACAACACCTTTTTAATAGCATTGACAATAATAGGAGTAGGTTTTTCTTGATCTGATTTATAGAGTACAGTTTTTTCATATTCAGGGAGCATAGCTGCTCTACCTAAATCCATTAAATCAACATCGTTAATTCGCTCCATTATAGCATTATATATTACTTCCCGTTGCTCAGGAGGAGTAGTATCTCTACACATAATTTCATTCAATGCATGAACAGCAGCAGGGATAAACTTTTCTAAATGACGCCTAGCAAATTCGCGAGGGGACTTATAGCGAAGTAAGTTGATAGTATCGTTCTGCAATTTGATTACAGTCATGCCACTAGAGCGAGCGGCATCGTAAAAGACACCAGCCATTTCTCCAGCGGTCTTTTCTACTATAACATCTGAGGGGTCTTTGATCTTGCGTTGTAAGCTCATCCTAACATAATCCCTTGAATGAAATCAGAAGCACCTGAATTTTTCAGTTTAGCTAAAGCTCTTTGATCTCTAGCTTTTAATTTAAAATAATGCCTTCTTGCATTAGAGCAAGGATCGCACTGACACTTTTCACCGTCATCACAAGGCCACTTATCTTTATTTCTCATTGCTGAGCTTGTACGCATACTAATTTTAGCAAATTCGGACATTTTGCGTCCTCTCTGCCAAGTAGACATTTTTATTTTAGTTTCTTCAGAACGTTTAGAGCCTAAGGTAGAACCTGCTACTTTTAAAAAATTAAATCCAATTTCAGGTTCATAACATTTAGTTTCATCTAACCAGTATTGTTCTCTACTTATCAAATCTTCTTCGCCACAATATTCTATTACTATAAATTCAAAATTTTCAGAACCATATTTATCCCAATTATTTTGTAGATAAATATTAGGATGCTGACTAGTTTCTAATTGATATACATGAACCTTACATCTTTTTAATATATCGTAAGAACTACCAATATAAAATTTACCATTTGCCTTGTTTAAAATTTTATAAATTCCAGATTTCATTTTTTGTCGCCAAAGTCAGGAGTATGAGCAACAGGAAGCAACATATATCCACCAGCACTAAATAAGGGGAAACCTTTTTGAGTGGCAGTGTCTTTTAATGATTGTGGGATATCAATGTAATGTACAGGATTGCTTTTCATTTTAGTTTTTAAAACAGCTTCAGCTTCAGCCTTAGTATCGAATGTCAAACCTTTAGAATTATAGTCACTGCTTTTAACCATCCACTTACCAGAAACAGTATGCTCCGGTGAAGTAAGATGCCAACCAGCTTCATTGCTTTCTACGCCTGCCTTTTTAACCTTAACCCCATGCTCCTTACCAAGCTTCTCTAAAGCTTGTGGAATCATTTTATCATAGAAACCTTTCATACCCTCGCCGCCAATTTTTAATTCACTATCATTTAAAATATGATATTTAACTGTACTAATACCAGCAGCTTTCTTAGGCTCTTGTTCTAGTAATTTTTTAGCTGCTTCTTTCCCCACAAAATCAGAAAGTTTATCAGACTTAACACCAGTTTGATTTACAATCTTTTCGCCACCCTTCCAGCCCATCAACGTTTCAGTTTCAGGAGACCATTGAAGTTTATCAATACTCTTACTCAAGTCATACCTAGCCGCCTGAGCCTCACCGGG